CGGAATTACTCCCTTGTCCCATACCCCAGGAACATTTCCAGAGCATCCGAAAACCAGGAGGAGACCAATAAAAAAAAGCTTCATCCTTTCGCCTCCATAATCACACAACAGATAGTGTTATACTTGAAAAAATCATAGCTTTTACAATTTTATGTCTTTATCGATTTTTTATATTGTAATACTATTAACAAGTTAATACCTACAGTCTAATATGACTATAAAGGAAAGAAAAAAATTCACGTATTACAAAAAAATACTTGACTATTATTTATATTGTAGTACATTATAAATATAGAACATAAAACATTTTAATAAATGGAGTGAACAAAAATGGAAACGATTAAAAACAAGCTTGGGGTTAGAACAATTCACATTTATGACATTGACCAATTTCCGCAGTTTTTCACCAGGCAAGAGGTCAAGAAGATTCACAGTCAAGTCAGTGCCGAATGGCCCGAGGCCGAAATTAAAAACGTATCAGCAAGCCCCGAGAAGGGATTAGCGAGAGTAAAGGTTTTATGTGCCGGCCGCAGTTTCATTATCTGGACTATATTCAAACAGGTTGAAGACTAAAACTGGGCCAAAGTCTTTATCTCGGCATCATGGGAGCCAATAAAGACAATTACAAAATTATTAGGGAGGTTTTAAGATGGTAAATGTTAGGAACATGACGAGTAAATCAGGGAACAAGGTGGCAAATCAATTTCTTATTTCACAGGATGACGGTCAATACTTCCAGTCTTATGGGTCGATCATCGTTAAAAGGGCGACTAATGGCGAAATAACTCTTGATGAGACTTATTGGGATTATTCCGTCACTACTGGTAAATATCGCAACCAGTTTTTGCATGAGACCAAGAAAGACACAGAAAGAAAGATCAAGGACGGTACTTACAAGCTTGCTAATTTGAACTAGTTAAAAGCCTGTTATCTGCATCATGGGAGCAAAACAGGCGAAATACAAAATAATAAAGGATGGCGCAAATATGAAAGAAAGGCACAACTCAGGGTTGACTTTCCCCCAGTATGAAAAGAGAAAGAAAGTATTAAAACAGCTTATTGACAACAAGACGGTTGTAGAGAGAAAGAGAGAACAAGACCGGATCGCCGTCAAATACATTACCGGCCAAGTCTTTTATTGTTCTGGTCAGATAGTAAATGATATAGCTATTTGTATTTAAACAGTTAAGGTCATAGCCTGAATTATAACAAGCTTTATAATTCGGGCATCTCCTCAAGTGTTTAATGTATTACAACCAACAACCCGCCATAATAAGCGGGTTTTTCTTTATCCTGAACCATGCCTATTTTGACCCATTATTGATAAAAAGACCAAAACTGGGTCAATTCCCCTGTTTTACTCTTCTCCATTTGCTTTGTAACGGCTTTTAATTAACCTTGACGTACAAACACACAGGCCAATTACAGACCAAATCGGGGTTGTGACACCACTCTTTTCTCCTATGGCTTACTAATTACTCTATCGGCCAATAGCTTTCAAGCGTATATAATTGCTCACAAACAGTAACCATAATCATACATCCACTTTTTCAATACTTATTATCCATATTATGAATGGGTAATATATGCCTTGCTAAAGCGACATAACATACTTTATTGGAAGTGATTATGTCACATGGAAGGGTAGGGGGGGGGCAGGCGGGTTTGAATTATACGCCAGGGGGGAAATAAGCCACTTCAGGTATCAGTTTTATTCGTACATCCCATAGTTGCCCAACATATATTGAAATTAGGGGTAGTGTTGGGGAGATAGTGGTACACGTCTGTGGAACAGGGGACACGGCGGTACACGTTGCTTCCCCCCGGTTTTCCGAGAATAAAAAAAGACCCCCGAGGGCATCGTGGGTTTTTGGTAGGGGGAATGAGTGGGAACCCCCAGGGGTCTGGTAACAAAGTGAACTGTAATGGTAAGGATAAGGTACACCCCTTTTCTGTGTGAGTCAACACTTTTTTTCAGAATATTGTTGACAGGAGGATACTCGTTTAGTATACTTGGTAGTATGAATGACAAGATCAATCTTCGTCCGCCATCTACCTGCAATATATGTGCGTGGTCTGGGATGATCGGAGGTGGCACTCTGGTATGTAAAAAGACGGAGGATGGGAAGAAGTACGGGGTATCGCAGCACCGTCATCTGGGGTGTGTGAGAAATGTAATCTTCCGTCCCCAGTGGTGCCCATGGGCATTACTTCAATCAGGGAAGACAATAAATTGAATGACATACCAAGAGAAGATCGAGAGAAGATCAGAAAAGAATTATACGGGGAGGTTCGAATGGCAAGTAGTGTTAAAAATAAAATGTTTCAGTGGTTATGGTACAAGATCGTTATAAACTTCGTGGAGCAGGACAAGGCCGGAGCAGTATTCGGTCGGCACGAGAAGTTCCAGACCATGATTAAACTATCCAAGCTTTTCGGGGGAGCAACCTCGGTAATGTTCGGGGATTCGGAAATATCAGCCTTTGACTCTTATGCTGTTATGAAAGAGTATAACACCGTAGTTCTGAACTTCGGTGTGCCGGGGACGGTAGCGAGTGATTGGCTTGAATATTTTGCACAGCATCCGGAAATTTTCACCTACATAAGTACAAGGAATCAGGTTTTAAGTATCGGTGGAAATAATGCCCTTCGGAGCCTGATGCCCTCCGCACGGAGAAGCATGGAACTGCTCTGGACGTTTTTTAAGAGGTCGTGGATAATAATAGTTCCCCCGGTATTTGGATCTGTTCTCGGAATGGTGCTGAAGGATGAGGCACAGTGGAAGGCCGAGATAGCGGAGATACGGCAGATACAACGGGACGTGTGGGGATCAATGGTTATCGATTGTTACACTCCATTTGTTGATCCTGCCACGGGGCTTCCCTTACCGGGAGTTCTCAAGGATGTTGTTCACTTCTCGCAGAATTGTGCGAAGTTAATTCAAAAAGCACTGGATGTGGTAATATGAAAGACCTTACAATAAACCAACAGAAAGTTCTCGATTTCATAACCGGATTCCGCAGGAAGAAGGGCTACTCCCCCACGGTGAGGGAGATAGCCACCGGATTCGGTTTCGGCGTGAGGGCAGCGTATGATTATATGCTTGTTCTCAAGAAAAAGGGTTTTGTGGTTTGGGAGGAGAAGACTCCCAGAAGTATCGTAGTATTATAACAAGGGGGGTGATATGAAAGAATATCATAAAATTCAGTCAGTATTCAAGAGAGATGAGAAAAACCACAAGTTTATAATTGGCCAATATTCGAGAGATGAGTTTGGGTTTCTTGAAAATAATCGGTGGGTATTTACCGAAAAGGTTGACGGCACGAACATACGCATTGGATGGGACACTATGGATGTTCTCATTGGCGGAAAAACAGATAATGCACAGTTACATCTTGATTTAATAAAAGAATTACAAAAATTATTCCCAAAAGAAAAATTTATAGACCTATATCCAGATGTGCAAATGACGCTTTACGGGGAGGGATATGGTTCGGGAATACAAAAGGGCGGTGGAAAATATTCCGTAACAAAAACATTCGTGCTGTTTGACGTTTTAATAAATGGTTTTTGGTTGTCAAGGGAAAACGTAAATGATATATCCGAAAAATTGGGGATAAGATCGGTTCCAGTTGTCGGGGGTGGAACAATATGCGAGTTGATTGAAATAGTTAAATCGGGATTCAAGTCAACTTGGGGTGATTTTATTGCGGAAGGAATTGTCGCCCGCCCAGAGGTTGAACTTTATGCGAGAAACGGACAGCGAATAATAACAAAAGTAAAGCATATTGATTTTTAACGTGAGGTGGGACATGACAGAGATTGGAGCAAGAAGACTCAAGAAGGCAATGCACCTTGTGGAACAGGGACGGCGCAGGGGGTTCTACGTTCCCATTCAAAGAGCAACCGATGACGTGTGGGAAGAACTCGTCAAGGGATCAATGGCACAAGACGAGGCTGATGGCATTGATTACCGGACATCGGAGGTTAGAGTATGATTAAAAAAATACTGGCCTTCAGGGAACGTCATCTTCAGGGGTGGTCAGCCTTTTGGCTCATATTCGAGTTCTACTGGGCTGTGGTGTTCGGAGTGTATATGCTCAAGTATGGGTGGTTGTATTGAAAATAAAAAGACGCATATTAAGTGAAGTATCATATCTTTGTTGGAAAGTACACATCCGCATAGAAAGTTGGTTGCGTAGAAATTAAAAGTGTTTGACAAATAAGCATGAAAATGCTTATTTTTTTATTCAAGGAGAATAATCGTGGAATATCTAAAATGTTTCATTCTCGGTCATAAGTGGTTCCATTACAAGATAGGGGATCGCAAGAGAAAAGAATGTCGCAGATGCTATAAGCGTGTATTTGAATAATGCCCATTGATTTTATACCACAGGTTGGCGACCCCGAACTAGTCGCACTTGGTATCCACTCGAATGATTACAGGGCAGATTACGAGAGAATATCAGCAGACCTCAAGATGTACGCCCGTCAGGATAATCGGGATGAATTTTTGAGGGTCGTTCATCACATGGCGAAGGTTGATTTATTCTTCCTTTGCTATTTTGTTCTCGATCTTCCAGTGAATCACCCATTCCTTCTCGCCAGGATAAACGAGGTACAGGATAAAAGCCACATGACGGTTGACCTCTGGGCACGGGAACACTGGAAATCAACCATCCTTACGTTTGCTCTCACGATTTATGAACTTATAAATAACAAAGAGGAGAGAATTTGTATCTTCTCTCACACACGCTCGCTGGCCAAGTCTCACCTACGGCGCATCAAGCAGGCTCTGGAAAGCAACGAGTTGTTGCTGGAAGCCTTTCCTGATGTGTTCTATCGAAATCCACAGTCGGATGCTCCCAAGTGGAGCGAGGATGACGGTCTATATGTTAAGAGATTTAAGACTTATAACGAGGCATCCCTTGAGGCGTGGGGTCTCATTGATGGTATGCCTACTGGCAAGCACTATACGAAGCGGATTTACGATGATATTATCACGGAGAAATCAGTAAACACTCCTGCACAGGTGCAAAAAGCCACGGAGATGTTCAGGTTGTCTGAAAACCTTGGTGCCAGGGGTGGCCAAAAGCGTGTCATCGGTACTCGATATTCCCACAAAGACACTTACGAAGAAATAATGAAGAACCACCGATGGAAGGTTCGCCTATTTCCCGCGGAGGTTGACGAGAAGGGCAAGTTTAAGATCGGTGGAAAGCCTGTTTATATCACTCGGGATGAATTGAATAACAAATTTGACGAGATGGGTGAGTATATCTACTCGGCACAGATGGGCCAAGATCCACGGACTCGGTCAAATCAACAGTTCATTGTGAACTATCTCAGATTTTGGGACAGGCCCGACCAAGTTCCACGGAGATGTAATAAATATCTCATCATCGACCCTGCGTCAGAAAAGAAAAAGTCATCAGACACCACCGTCATGCAGGTCTGGAAGGTTGACTCGATGAGAAACTACTGGCTTGTAGACATAATAAGGGACAGGATGAACCTCGGCCAGCGTTGGGAGAAGATGAGAGACCTTGTTTTCAAACATAATATCACCAATCCAGTGGGATATGAAAAATATGGCAAGGATTCCGACATTGAATACTTTAAAATGCAACAGGAAGAGCATTGCGTCTATTTTCCGATAGAACCACTCAAGGGGAACATCCCCAAGTGGACAAGGATCATGAATCTCCTGCCCCTCCTCCAGAAGCAGAGGATTTATCTGCCCCGCACGGCGGTTTATACCGACATCGAGGGGAAGTACCACGATCTGACGGGTGAATTCCTGTATGATGAATACACGATATTCCCCTTTTCACGGCACGATGATATGCTTGACTGCATGGCTCGTCTTCTTGATCCCGCCATGAACATAATATTTCCATCGGGAAGCTATGTTGAAACTGAGGAAGAAAAGCGAACGTCAAAACCATTCGATACTTCATCGGATGAGACCGGAACAACATGGATGTCAGAATGAGTTCAGCAAAACAATCGAATGGGAAAACCGAGTGGCATCTCATCCCGTGGCGAGAACTGGAAGAAGTCGCCCGTGTGTTCATGTATGGAAAAAGCAAGTACAGTGAAGATGATTGGAAAAACGTAGAGAATAAACGTTCTGTATATTTTGATGCCGCCATGCGCCATTTGACAGCGTGGTGGAATGGAGAAAAAAAAGACGAAAGTGGGTTTTCTCACCTAGCCCATGCGACCTGTTGTCTTCTTATTCTTTTGTGGGACAAAAACAACAAAGACGGGGGTAGTAATGATTAAAGTAAAATGCGAAGTGTGGAGCAGGGTAACTGGATATTATCGTCCGGTTGACCAATTTAATCCTGGAAAAAAACAGGAGTTTTGGGATAGGACAAATTTTTTAAATTGGTCTAAAACAAATTCTGATACAATCGTTAATCCGGTGCGCCCATGAAGACAACCGGATTATTCACCATCCACGAATTTACAATACCGATAGAGGAGCTTGGTAATCCGATTTACATGATACCATTCGGGGACGTTCACAAGGACGCCCCACTCCATTCGCAAGACAAGTGGCATGAATTCCTGGAATGGGCGGAGAAACATAAAAATGCTTATTTTTTGGGAATGGGAGACTACAATGACTTCATATCAACTTCTGAACGCAAGGCATACGATAACGCAGATTTTCACGACAGCACAAAGAACAGGTGGAGTATTGCGGCTGATGATAGTACAGACGCTTTTTACAATGACATATCTTTTATGAAGGGAAGACTTTTGGGACTCATTGAGGGCAACCACTTCTTTAAATATTCATCTGGAATAACATCAACCCAAAAGCTATGTGAACGTCTTGACTGCAAATATCTAGGGTGCATGACCATTATACGCATACGTTTCGTCTGGAAAGACCACAGTGTTGTCAAAGACCTGTGTGCCCATCACGGCAAGGGAGCAGCACAACTTCTTGGCGGATCACTTAACAATGTCGAGAAAATGATGGCGGGCGTAGAGGCTGACATATTTTTAATGGGTCACGACCACAAGGGGCCGGTGGGCTTTATCCCCCGCATGAAACTGTCTCAGTCCATGGGACACTTGGCGTTGGTAGAACGAAAGATATTTCTTGGTAGAACTGGTTCATTTCTGAGAGGATATGTACCCGGCGAGGTTTCATACATAGCAGATTCATGCTTGAACCCGGCAAATCTCGGAGTCATGAAAATTGATTTTATACCACAGAGAAAGTATACAGAATCTCTTTCTGTGGATATGCATGCATCAATATAAACTAATTCTCACACAACGGGATAAACTTGTTTTCGTACAAATATAGTTGTACAACAAGTGTGTAGTTGACTGATTTCACGTTATACCCTATAATATCATTAAGAATATGATATTATGAAAAACAAAGAACGTGTATCAGAAATTCAGGCTGTACGCAAACAGGCAGAACAGGCGTGGTCTGACAATCTTGAGGCTGTCTACGAAGACAACCAGTTCTATCTTTCCCAACAATGGAGTGCAGGGGACATCGCCAAGGCTGAAAAGAAAAATGCTCCCCACCTCTCCATAAACCGAATTAAGAAAATCGTAGACCTTGTCCTCGGGATTCAGATGCAGAACCGGGCTGCCCTCGGGGTACTCCCTATCGAGGGTTCTGACTCACTCATGGCTGAGGTAATCGGTCGGACGGTGAAGTGGGTTACAAAGCAGTTTGGGTTTGAGTCGAAGTGGAGCGAGTGCGTCAAGGACTCTGCCATCGGTGGACTCGGATGGGGTTTCCTCGACCTGTCCTATGACAAAGACCCAATCTCCGGTGATATTATACTTCGTAAAGTAAGCCCGTTTGACATCCTTCCCGACCCCGACTTTACTGAACTCGATCTTTCCGACTGCGGTTACATCATCCATCATAAAAAGATGGACAAGAAAAAACTCATTGCACTATATCCTGAATACGCTGACGAAATAAAAGAATGTTCATCTGCTACGCAGAGAACTTCATTTTTTGACAGGTTCCGCCAGGTTGGACAAGACCAGAGAGACAAGCAGGTTGAAGTCATAGAGTATTGGCATCGTGAGTGGGTTAAGAAGAACTTCACTATCGATGGCAATGGCAACCAGAAAGAATGGACGGGAGACAAGGAAACCCTCGATGCCTATGTGGCTGACAAGGGGATCAGTTCTGTCTCCATGCGGGTTCCTGTTATAAAACTTGCTATAACCGCCGGAGATGATGTCTTGATATACGATGGAGAATCACCTCTCGGCATAGATGATTACCCCCATGTTCCTTTATTTGCATATTACAATTCATCTTTTGACGACTGGGCCTACAAGTCCCAGGGTGTTGTAAGATGTCTCAAAGACTCCCAGAGAGAGACCAATAAACGCCGGTCACAGATCATGCAAGCAGTCCTCAAGATGCCACTCTCTGGTTTTGCAGTAGAAGAAAACTCCGTTGACGACAACACGGTGTTCAAGGACAGCGGGGGAAAGGGCGGGTTCCTGTTGAAGTACAGGAGAGGTTTTCAGCCACCCCTCCCCCTTCGTCCTCCCGAGATACCTCAGTCGCTCATTCAACTTGAACAGGCTTTTCAGCAGGACATGACCCAGATCGGTATCAATCCCGACCTATTGGGAATGATGTCCGAATCGGGGTCTGCGGGGATAACAGTCCAGCTACGGCAAAGACAGGGTCTTACTGCCCTTCAGGAAGTGTACTCCAACCACCAAGAGGCGTTCCGTCTTCTCGGAAACAAGGTCGTAAAGATAATTCTGGCACAATACAAGAAAGAGAAAATACAGCGAATCCTCGGTGAAGATTATCCAATAAAGGATGCCATACGTCAACTTGAGCAACAACAAGATCAGCTTAAACAGCAGATCATGGGCGAGATGGATCGATCCCTGTCCGAAGAAGGAATGGCTGACGACTCTGAACTCCTTGTCAGGAATGAGATGTTCCGGAGACAGGCAGAGACTCAAGCCAACGATATTCAGCAACGTCTTCAGATACTCAAGGAAGAAGATGCCCGTTTTTGGGAAGAGTATGACACGGCCAAGTGGATGCTCCGGTACGACTGTCTTGTTGACGAGGTTACAAACTCCCCGACCTACCGGATGGCTTCGCTGATGCAACTGCAAACCGTGGCACAGTCGGGCGTTCAGGTTCCTCCCGAACTCGTTATTGAAATGCTCGATATTCCGAAGTCAACGAAAGACAAGCTTCTTGGCATGATTCAGCAACAGCAACAGCAAATAGCCCAACAACAGCAGATGGCACAGCAAATGCAAATGGAGAAGATAAAAACCGAGCAGATGAAGGCTATGGCGGGGATGTCCGGTAAAATGCAACCCGGGTCAAATGGTGCAGTCTCAGACCCATCTGGAGGGGTACAACAATGAAAGTTTACTGTACCAAGTGCAGAAATTGGGCAAAAGTAACAATATTTTCGCAAGGCATGAAGTGTTCAAAGTGCGGTGCGAAGATGGAAATGAAATGAAGATACAACTGAAAGATCGAGAAATCACTCTTCCTGATGACTGGAAAGAGAAGATGGAGGAACTTGCCGGTGACGGGAAGAATTACATCGTCTGGCTCAAGGAACTCGATCTTAAAAAGAATAACCACCTCCTCCTCATGAAGGAGAATCCGGATTACTCCGAACACGTTGAAAAGTGCATTATAATCCACGACTCCTGGTGGCTTGAGAATTTGAGAACCAACATCTGCGCCCGTGGATTCAATGCGTATGCGTGGAAGTTTTACGCCTTCAACAACCTCGGATACAAAGACAAGGCCATTGATGGCGGCGAGTCCCCGGTGAAGGGAACCAGAAAAGAGAAGGAAGACGTTGTTGGTCGCTACATGAAGAATACTGCCCCAAAGACGGAGGAAGAACTTGCAAATTGAGTATAACCACCGAAAGGTGAAGATATACAGATCATATCGAACCAGAGGAAATGATGGGAGATAATGACATCCAAACAGTAGAATCGGTTGTGGCTCAACCGGATCAACTGGTCGAACAAGAAAGCCAAGGATCAGAGGTACAGGAGCAGGTTGTCGAAACCCCGGCTCAAGAAACGCCTGATGTAGATTCCCTGAAAAGGGAGTACGAGAGTAAACTGGAAGACGAGCGAAGAAAGGCTGAGTTTTATCGGCAGATGGCCATGATGGGCCAAGCATCACAGCAACAGCAGAGACAACCGGAGCCTGAAGAAACCTTCGACTCCAACTATGTCCCTACCGGGGCTGATGTACAGAACTTCGTACATCGTGAGATTCAAAAGAGTGTTGCCCCAATAAGGAATACTCAGAGAGACCAGATGGTGAGAATGGAAGAAGAGTTGATGCGCCGTAACCCCGATACACAGGATTACGATGATGTCATAAAAACCTATTCCACCGATCTGTTCCGTAAGAATCCCGGGCTGTACGATTCCATCATGTCGATGCCAAATGCGGCTCAACTGGCCTACAATCTCGGCAAAAGTCATCCAGATTATCAGAAAAAACAAAAGGCGAAAACGAGTCAGGACTTGGCAAACACGATTAACTCCAACCTCAGAAAACCAGCATCCGTGGTATCACAGGGCGGGAAGTCTGCATCAAGTGGCGCACCAGATTATGCGAACATGAGCAAAGACGACCTGGAGAGGGAGATTCGTAAAGTCAAAGGACTGTGAGTGATTCGCCAAAATTAAATAATTTGGAGAATTTATCATGGCTATAGTAACCAGTTCTGTTATCCCTCAACCGATACAGACTTTCTACGACAGGATTTTGCTTGAGAGGGCGTTGCCCTATCTGGCCCACAATCTTTTCGGACAACAGCGCCCCGTTCCCCTGAATTCAGGTGATGCACCGAAGTTCAGGCGTTACAGTTCGCTTTCTCAGTCTCTCGCTCCCCTGACTGAAGGTATTACCCCCGCCTCTGCCGCATGGGGCTACACCGATGTCACCGGTCATTTGCTGACCTATGGCAACTGGCTTGAGATTGCAGATTTTATTCAGCTTACCTCCCAAGACAAGGTGGTCACGGAGGCTTCTGAAGTTCTTGGCGAGAACGCCGGTGAGTCTCTTGACTCTATTTACCGGGACATTCTGGCTGCCGGTTCTTCTGTTTTCTACGCCAACAGCGTGGCGGGTCGTTCAAGCATAGTTGCCAAGCTTTCGTCTGCTGACCTGAACCAGATTCTTCGTTCCATGAGAACCGATAACTGCAAATACTGGAAAGAGAATCCGATAATCGGAACCGACCGTGTCGGTACTCACCCGATTCCCGCCAGTTATTTCGCAATCGCTCATCCGTACACCTGCTACGACCTAGAAGGTGTTCTGACGACCAGTTACACCAAGGTTCATGAGTATTCTGATCCGAAGATGGCCCTCCCGAACGAGCATGGTGCTTACAAGAGCATCCGGTTTATTGAGTCGACCAATGCGAAGATCGTCCCTGACTCCGGTGGTGCTGCCGGTGGAGCAACCCTGAAGTACACGACCGCAGCTGCGGCTGCTGACGTTTACTGCACCCTGATCTTTGGCCAGAACGCCTACGGTGTTACCCCGCTTGCCGGGAACGCGCTGAAGACGATCATCAAAGCTCTGGGTTCCGGTGGTACTGCTGACCCGATGGATCAGCGTTCAACCGCAGCGTGGAAGGCGATTACGTCCTGCGTCATTCTGAATGACGACTTCATGTATCGCTATGAACACGGTGTTTCTGCGTAAGACATTCCCGTAAGGGGCTTTGCTGGAGAGCATAATGTCCAGATGGTGGGGGATGACTGCATAGCATCCCCCGTCACCAACTTAATCAGGAG